GCAGAAACGGCTAATTTAATTGCCGAAAACCACATGTTAGTACCACTTAGCCTTAACAGGTTTTTTATCAGCTCTCATTCTTTTAGTTCCTCTAACATCTACTGTTTGAGTTTCAAAAGGGTCGGTTGCTTCTATAGTAACGCCGCCTGTTGAGTAACCATCTTTACCAACGCCAAGTTCTTTTGTAACCTTAACGTCTTTGTTCATAAAAGTTGAGCCTTTTTTCCAATCATTGTCCATAATGTTTCTCCTTGGTAATATTATAGTTAATTTTTATTAAAATTTCTACCAAAATCGTGTTTTTTACTTTGATCTGCCATTGTTTGTTTGGTAAGTGAAACTCCAGCACGTAATTCAGCTAATTCTTCATTTTGTTCTAACTTTTCATCATGCTGATTATCATTCATCATGGCTTTCATAGTATCTAAATCTAATCTAGCTTCATTATTTGTAGTTCTATCTTGATCTGCTCTAGCTTTAAGGTCTAATTCTCTAGATTTTAGTTTAAGTAGTGGATCACCACCTACTTCACTGCTAATCTTATCTTCTTCTTTAGCATAATCCATAGTCATTTCTGCAATTAACACTGCTTTTCTAGCTTCCATCATAGAAGTTAGTTGTTTAGCACGTTGTTGCATTTGCATTGCTTGTGGATTTTGTTGCATTGCTTGTGGATTTTGCATCATAGGACCCATCTGTTGCATTTGTTGTTGAATCATTTGCATTTCTTTTAATTCTTCAACATATTCTAATTGAATTTGTTCTTGTGCCATTAAACTAATATGTTCTAAAATATTTTTTTGTAAAGACATCATTGCCATCGGATTATTTTGTACCATAGAAATAGACATAAAACTTAAATGAGCATCAATGTGAGCTTTATGATCTTGTCCTGGATAAGCTTGAAAAGGTTTACCACTAATAGCTAAAATATGTTCTAAACTTGGATCCATCGGTTGTGGTGGTTGTGGTGGTGGTAAAATTGCATTTACATTTTTAACACCAATTGCATCATACATAGATCTATATGCTTGATACAAATTATGAATTTTAGGATTAGATTGCGCTAATTGTAATTGTGTTTGTGCCATAGAAATTCTTTGTGTTTGAGAATAAATATTAGGATCTGCTACAGGAAGTATATCTACTTTTTCATCAAAATCTTTTACTTTAACATTTCTTGATGCACCAGGAACATCATAAGGATATTCTTGTGGTAAGTATGATTTAAATACTTCTGCTAGTAATCTAAATTCATTTTTAAGTCCTACATATAATCTTTTGTGAATAGCTGACATTACCCGCGATCCACGTTCCAATAATGCAACAGTTGTTCCAACTGCAGCGGCTTGATTCATATCACCCACTTGTGCATCAGCGATGCTCGCGAATCGTTGTGCAGAACTAACACAAACACCCATTAAAGTTAATAAAGTTTGATCTGGTCCTTTAAAAGGTAATTGCATAAACTGATCTTGTATATTTCCTCCTGGAACGTCGACATCTCTAAACTCACCTGGTTGCAATGGTTGTGCATCATCTCTCATTCTAACACCTCTAGTTTTAAAACCAGCAGGTAAGTTAGCTAAAGTTCCAGCATCTAATAATTGTCTAAGTGCAACTGTAGCAGTACGTGACAATCCACCAATCATGTGGATTAAACCTAAACCATAAAAACCTAAACCAGGTAAAAATTTAAAGTGTACAAAGTAATCTTTTTTCTTTTTAAGAGGATCTGCTTCACCGTAATTTCTTCTTATGGATAAAATATCATTAGTAGCTTCGTTTATTGTTACAATATAAGGAAGTTGTATTCCAGTAGGTTCACCATCTTCAGGATCTACATCTTCATGTCCTGCTAAATCTACATTAACATGCATTTCTAAAATTGTGTACATATCTTCTTGACCACTTTGTTGAATACCTTCTAGTTCTAATTCTTTTTGTTTTAAATGATCTTCTTGTATAGGCGGCTCACCAAGATCAATGTCTTTATAAAAGCCATTGATCTGTTGTTTACGCAAATCGTTTTGTGACATACGAATAACGTGGATGACTGCCTCCGCATCTTCTAATGAGGTAGCAGAATACGGAACGACTAAATCTTCAGCCGGAATAAATTTTGAAACGGCCCTACCTAAAAGATCGTCATAATAAACTTTCTTAAAGGTAGAACCAGACAGGGGTAGATAAAAAAGCATTTGATCAAACTCGGGTTCATATTCTTTCATCTGATCCATAATTTGATAATTCATAAAATCTTTAACACGTTTACCTTGTTCTTCTTTAGCAACTGAAAGATCTCCCATAATTTGAGTTCTAACCGGTCCATCTGCAGGTAATAATTCTTTATAAGCTTGTGCTTGAAATTGAGTAACCGCTTCAGCAAGAACCGGGTGAGTAACAGATGCTGCTCCTCTAAAAGGTTCTGTTCTTGTTACATATTTAAATCCAAGTAAATTTAATCCTTCTCTATAACTTTCTTCCCACTCTTGTCGTGACTGTTTGTATTCTTTATACTTATCCATTAATTCAGATCCTAATGGATCTAAAACATCGTCTTCTAAAAATTCTGCTAAGTTTGCAAAATGATCTTCACCACCTTCGGGATTTACTGTTGATGGATTAAATTCAATTTCTGCTCCGCCTTCTTCGTCCATGGTAACAGCAACATTATCTTTATTTTCTTGATTTTCTTTAACCTGTTCCTGTACTGCAATTACTTCTTCCTCTTGAGGAACTTCAACGGTAGTTGTAGTGTTTAATGCTTTGTCTATATCAGCCATTTGATTATTCTATCCTCTATCTGTAATTGTTTCAACACCTTCTTCGACAGTAGTACTATCAGGTGTTTTTTTAACTGTCAAACTGTCAATTACTTCATTAAGTATTTGAGGGTTTGATTTTTTAGGCTCATCTAAAGGCATTGGGTTTTCTTTGGCCCATTGTTTTATTTCATCTTGAGTGGCAACTGGATCATTTGGAGTTAAACCAACTTCAGGATTATATTTAACTATTTGTTGAATGTCTGGGTTAAATTTTATGTGTAACATTATATTAATCTATTTTCTACTTGACGTAAAACTTCTTTGTTAAAACCAGATAGATCAACACCTGCATTACTTAAAAAGTTTTTAGCTACACCATCACCATTGTAATCAGCAAACTCAATATCATTAATAAAGATTCTTCGGCCTGTTGTATCTAGGGAATAAACTACTGGTATCTTATCAATCTTAATGGACAGTGGGCTGTCTTTGACCATAATAAATCTACCATCTTCTTTAACATAGTGACTACCTGCAACGGTAACACCTTTGTAATCGTGAATTTCATCAGATGCTTTAAATTGGAATACACCTGTAACTTCTCCACCCTTAGTAGAATCGCCAAGTTGTATGTTTTTAATTTTTTTAATTGAACCGTCAGCCATTTGAATTGGAGTACTCGGATCAAAACAATAGTTACCTTCATTGTAACCACTTCCTGAACTATGGCCACTACCACTTTGATTAGCCCCTCCTCCTTGATTATTAGATCCACCTCCATTATTTTTATTATTATCTTTTTGTTTAATAACAGCATCACTAATTTTTTTACTATCATTAAAAATTTTTTCAGCTGCATCTAAAGCTGCTAGTCTTTTTACTTTATTTTTTGGACTCATTTTAGCATTAATCATAGCTCTTCTTTTTGCAAAAGTATCTGCGTTTACTTTATAAGCATTGTATCCGGCCATAACATTTTTTCCAGAAGGGTCATCATAGTCACCTCCATCTGAAACAAATTGTCCAATATCATTTATATTAAAACCTGAACCCATTAATTCATTTTCCATAATGTATCTTTTATTTGTTGGCAGCGTATTCCCTATCGCATTTAGTCCTGACTTAAGCGGGCCAAGTCCAGGTATTGCTAAACCTCCTACAAAACTTAAAACATTACCAAATTTCTTTTTTGCCAAAGCAGCTAAACCTTCTTCTTCTTCAACATTTTGTTGATCTGCAGTTGTAATATTTGGCATCATATCATCATACCCCATATTTTCTATAGATTGTATTTCTCCAGAAAAAGGATTATTAATATTCATTTGATTTAAAGCACTATCTGCTCTTATAGAATCTCTTAAAGTACTTAATTGTTGATTATTTTTTTTATTAAAATTTAAATTATAATTTTCATTAAAATTTTTTAATGTATTTGGATTTGGATTATAAGGACTAAAATTATCTCCACCTTGATTTTGACCTACCGTTGGAGTTGGATCTGGAGTTGGATCAGGTTGTGCAGAGTTTGGATCATAATACCCTAACATTGCTAATTGACTTTGAATAGTTGCATCATCATGTCCACCTCTTTTCATAGAGTTATAAACATTCATGCCTTGATCATTTAATGTATCCCACCAATTAGAACCTTGGTTATAGTTTACTCGACCGCCGTCATCATAACCCGTTCTTCCTCTGCCGGTTTTATTAGAAAAATTTGAATTAGTACCTGTATTTTGAGAAGCAAAACCTCCTCCACCACTTGTAAAGCCTTGTGCGTCCGAACTTTCATATACGTTTGGATTGGTTGCTCTTGCTTTAGCTGCAGTATTAGCTAATTGTCCTTGTTGATTTATTACATCAAAATAACCTTTTACTTGGGGTCTTACAGCATTTAAATATTGAATTCCCATACTTTGACCATTGTTATTTAAATTTTTATATTTTTTATCTAACACTTGGTTCATATAACTTAAATCTATATCTACATTTGGACTCATAAGGTTTCCATCTTTTTGAAGCCTTCTTTCTATATCAAGAGCTCTAATAAATAATTCTTCTTTGTCGTGTTTAGATATATCGTCTCCTGGCATACCTTTTAATTGTAAAGTTGAAGGTATTCCTGCATCCATTGTATTTTTCATAACATTTTTAAATTCTGGATATTTAGTAATATTATGTGCATACTCGTGTTGAATAGTATCAACCGCTTGATTTAGAATATCTGCTGGTTTTGCACCGTAAAATCCTAACTGTGCGGCTTCATCACTATATAGTGGTAACTGATTAGCTGGCGACATTGGTTTAGTTGTTATAAAATTTGCTAAATTTTTGTTAAGATAAATAGGATTATTTTCAGTTTGAAATTTAGTTCCGTATTCAGATGGTAACATATCTGGTAATGTTGTGTAACCATAAACACCTTTTTTATTTGTTGATTTTAAATTTTTAAAATTTCCGGGTGTTACATCTATTTCACTAATTGGTGTTTGTTGAAACTCCGCAAACTTTGGAGTGTTTGTTTGAATAGTTTCATATATTCCACCGTCTGGATTTGATTTTATTCTATCCATATAATTAAATCCTAATTCTCCTGACGGATCTTCAGTATCTAAAGCATCTATTATTCCCATTGTTCTATCTTCGTCAATATCATGAAGAGGACCTTTTGGTTCAAACTTTAAACCATCAAGATTTTCGTCAAAATAACTACTACTTCCTTCAACTTTATTTACATAACGAAGCGGTCCTGTAGGTGCTTTATAAAAATCTTGAAAATCTAACTCTGGTGTACTTTTATAAAAACCGGTTTTGAACTCTGGATCGTTTTGTAATTGTAAATTTAAAAGGGCTTCTTGTTGTGTTGTTAAACCTGCATAACCCCCTGGTTCATTTACTAGACCACGTTTTGGTTTCATCATAGAACCTACGCCACCGCCGTTTGCTGCTGCGAATATTGGACCTTTTATATCTCTTATAACTTCTTGCGCATCCATTTTAGGATTTAATTGTAATTCTTCTATTTGACCATCGC